ATACGATGACTACTACAAGAACAACACCAACTCCAGCAGGAACAGAATTTCCGTTGATTGCTATTCGTCTTAAAAATAATTTTGAGGGTTATCCAAACAGAATGTCAGTTCGTTTGAATAACATTTCTCTATATTGCGAAACAAATAGTATTGTTTATAAAATTGTAAAACTTCCAAGTTCAGCATTTATTGGAAATGCTGGAACTTTAACTTGGACATCTGCATCCAATAATAGTGGTGTTGAATATTGTGTAGATGCAACAACATATAGTGATGGTGATGTTTTTGCCTCTGGTTTTGTTCCTTCTGGTGCATCACAAAACTCATTATCACCAGTTTCTTCTGGGGAACTAACATCGGCAAAGAAAAATATTATTGTGCAGAATATAAATTCCGATAATTCGGAAATTTATGCAATAGTTGTAAGAACTATCACCACAACTGGCAATGCAACTGCATCAGTAGCAGCAGCAATTCAGTGGAGAGAGATTTATTAATTTATGTCTATTCAAGATATTCAATTAAAACATTCGGATGCTTATCTTTCTAATCCAAACTTAAAGAAAGCAAACGTACCTATTCAGTGGACAGTAGATCAAGTTAATGAATGGATCAAATGTGGAACTGATCCTGTTTATTTTGCTAAGCAATATATTAAAATCGTATCTCTTGATCATGGTTTAGTTCCATTCAGTCTTTATCCATTTCAAGAAAAATTAATTACCAGGTTCCACGAGAATCGTTTTAACATCTGTAAAATGCCACGTCAGACTGGAAAGTCTACAACTTGCGTTTCTTATTTGCTACATTATGCTTTGTTTAATCATAATGTAAATATTGCTATTCTTGCAAACAAGGCATCAACTGCCCGTGATCTACTGCAAAGATTGCAACTTGCTTATGAAAATTTACCTAAGTGGATGCAGCAAGGTGTTCTTCAATGGAACAGAGGTAGTTTAGAACTTGAAAATGGTTCTAAAATTATTGCTGCTTCTACATCAGCATCCGCAGTTCGTGGTGGATCTTACAACATTATATTCTTGGACGAATTTGCATTCATTCCAAATCATATTGCAGATGATTTCTTTGCGTCAGTATATCCAACAATTTCTTCAGGACAAAGCACTAAAGTAATTATTGTTTCTACCCCTAGAGGTATGAATCATTTTTATAGGATGTGGCATGATGCCGAAAAACATAAAAATGAATACGTTCCAACTGATGTTCATTGGTCAGAAGTTCCTGGAAGAGACGCTAATTGGAAAGCACAAACTATTGCAAATACTTCCGAACAACAATTTAAGGTTGAGTTTGAATGTGAGTTTTTAGGATCAGTTGATACATTAATTAATCCATCGAAATTAAAGACATTAGTTTACGATGATCCAATAAAAAGAAATAAAGGACTGGATGTTTACGAGCATCCTAAAAAAAATAATGATTATTTAATTACCGTAGACGTTGCTCGTGGAATTGGTAATGATTACTCTACATTTGTAGTTTTTGATATAACAGAATTTCCCTATAAACAAGTTGTTAAGTATAGAAATAATGAAATAAAACCAATGCTATTCCCAAGCATAATTTATGAAGTAGCAAAGGCATATAATGACGCTTGGTTATTAGTTGAAGTTAATGATATTGGAGATCAGGTTGCAAATATATTACATTTCGATTTAGAGTATGATAATGTTTTAATGTGTGCCCAAAAAGGAAGGGCAGGTCAGATAGTTGGATCGGGATTTAGTGGTAAAAAATCTCAACTAGGTCTAAGAATGACGGCAGCAGTTAAAAAATTAGGATGCTCAAATTTAAAGACTTTAATCGAAGATGATAAATTATTGATTAATGACTATGAGATAATTAGCGAATTAACCACTTTTGTGCAAAAGCATAATTCATTTGAAGCAGAAGAAGGTTGCAATGATGACCTAGCAATGTGCTTAGTTATATTCTCTTGGCTAGTTGCTCAACCATATTTTAAAGAAATGACGGACAATGATGTCCGTAAAAGAATTTATGAGGAACAAAAAAATCAAATAGATCAGGATATGGCACCATTTGGATTTATTCTAGATGGTTTAGATGATAGTGAAGCATTTATTGAACCATCTACTGGAGATAGATGGATGTTTGCTACAGCAGAAAATCAAAATGAAGCATTAGAAGTATGGAATGTGGATGAGTACGGAGATCGCTCTTATATGTGGGATTATAGATAGTACATAAGGGATAGGAAATTATAAATATTTTTAGATAATTCTGGATAGTACGGAGAATAAAGATGCCGCTAAATTTAGCATCTCCTGGAATTGTAATTAGAGAGGTTGATTTAACCGCAGGTAGAATCGATCCAGTTTCAAACTCGGTAGCTGCTCTTGTAGCTCCCTTTGAAAGAGGACCTGTTGATCTTCCTCAGGTTATTGAAACCGAAAATGATTTATTAAAAACTTTTGGGGAACCAAAATCCATCGATAAGCATTATGAGCACTGGATGACGGCGTCATCATATCTTGCTTATGGTGGAACTATGTTAGTTTCAAGATGTGATAATTCTGGTTTAAAAAACAGTTTTGTTGGGTCAGCAACAAGCATAACAATCAAGAGTGACGAGCATTATAGTCAATTGGGTTATGATGAAAATACTATCACTGGCGTAACATTTGCATCAAGAAATCCAGGATCTTGGGCAAATGGTATTAAGGTTGCGATTATTGATGGTTTAGCAGATCAAACATTAAAGCTTGACAGTACTCCAGCATCGTACGGAATTTCCGTTGGAATGGGAGTAACTCAGTCACTTTCGGGAAAAGTTTTAACAGGAATTGGAACAACTTCAATTTTAACTGGTTATCTAAAGGGAGTTGTTAGTGGAGTTACAACTACAGTTACAGATAATTACGTTCATGTTAAAGTTTTAAGTTATGTTGATGGATCTACTGAAACTTTAGTAGATTATCAACCACAGGGAAATTACTTTTTTGCTGAGGATGTAGTCACAAGATTTGTGAATGATGATGGAGTAGGTATAGCAACTACAGCACCATCTAATCAATATGACTGGTTCGATAGACAAGTAATTGAATTATCAAATTCAAAAGCTAATATTTCTTGGAATACTCTTGCAGGACGTCCAGGAACTTCAAAATACGCTTCAGATAGAAATTCTAGATTTGATGAACTTCACGTCGTAGTAATTGACGATTTAGGATCAATAACTGGTAATGCTGGAACAATTTTAGAAAAGCATTTAAGTCTTTCCAAGGCATCTGATGCAGAATTCTCTGTTGGCAGTCCTTCTAACTGGAGAAAATATCTTTTAGATGCTTCAACTTATATTTTTGGTGGATCATCTCCAGCAGGAATAGTTACAACAGGATTTAGTGTTACCGCAACTCCAAACACGGCTTTTGATCTTCTTTCAGATACGGGATGGGATCAAGAAGCAAGCAATATAACATTTGCTGGATGTGGTGCTCAAACACTAACTCTTGCGGGTGGAAAGAACTATGGAGGAGTATCCGACATTACAACTGCAGGCGCTTTAAATCCAGGCCTATCAAGTATTGTTTCTGGGTATGATAAGTTTGCAAACACGGAGGAGTATAAGGTAGATTTTCTTCTTATGGGTTCTGCCAATTATGATAAAGATTCTGCAGCTGCTTTAGCAAACCAAATCATTTCAATTGCAGAACAAAGAAAGGATGCTGTAGCATTCATTTCACCATATAGAAAAGCTTTTATCAATGATTCTGCGGTAGGTTCAGTAACGGTTAATTCGGAAGATTCAATTACAAATAATGTAATTGAATACTATGCAGCAGTTACTTCATCTACTTATGGAGTTCTTGATAGTGGTTATAAGTACATGTATGACAGGTTCTCAAATGTATTCAGGTACATTCCATTGAACGGTGATATTGCAGGTACTTGTGCAAGAAATGATATTAATCAGTTCCCATGGTTCTCGCCTGCAGGAACTGCTAGAGGATCTATTCTAAATGCAGTTAAACTTGCATATAATCCAGGAAAAGTTCAGAGAGATAAACTCTATTCCGCAAGAGTAAATCCAGTAATTTCTTCCCCTGGGGCAGGGATAATCTTATTTGGAGACAAAACTGCCTTTGGAAAATCTTCAGCATTTGATAGAATTAACGTTCGCAGGTTGTTTATCTACCTAGAAAGAGCAATTGCTGCAGCAGCTAAAGATCAACTGTTTGAATTCAACGATGAAATTACAAGAACTAATTTTGTAAATATTGTTGAACCTTTCCTACGTGATGTTCAATCTAAGAGAGGAATTTTTGATTATGTTGTTGTTTGTGATGAAACAAATAACACCGCTGCAGTAATTGATAATAATGAATTCATTGCGGACATTTATATCAAGCCAGCAAGATCAATTAACTATATTGGTCTGACATTTATTGCCACCAGAACTGGCATCGCTTTTGAAGAAGTAATCGGTAACGTTTAATTAACTAAGAGGTTTAAAAACTATGGCAACCAGAACACAAATCAATCCACCGCCACTTAGAAAGATTACCGACTTCAAAAGTAAGTTAACGGGTGGCGGCGCCCGTTCAAATCTTTTTGAAGTTGTACTCTCATTCCCAGACGCAGCTCAACCATCTCAGACTGTTCTTGACAAGACTAGATTCTTAGTTAAGGCTGCTAATCTTCCAGCATCTAATGTAACTCCTATTCCAGTTCCATTTAGAGGAAGAGAATTAAAGGTTGCTGGAGACAGAACCTTTGATACTTGGTCAATCACAGTTATCAACGATACTGACTTTGCAATTCGTTCTGCTTTTGAAAAGTGGATGAACGTAATAAACAGAGTATCTGATAATACTGGTTTAACAAACCCAGCGGATTATCAGGCAGATGCTTTTGTCTATCAACTGGATCGTAGTGGTTCAACACTGAGAACATATCATATGTATGATTTGTTCCCAACTCAAGTTTCAGCAATTGAACTTGCATATGATGCCCAAGGAATTCAAGAATTCCAAGTAGAACTTCAAGTTCTTTGGTGGGAAGCGGTTAAAGGTGCTGTTGGTGGCGAAGATATTAACTAATAAATAGATAAAATACAGTAAATATTATAATATGGCAAAACTTTTTGGTTTTTCTATTGAAGATGATAAAAATAAATCTCCCTCTATAGTTTCCCCCGTCCCTCAAACCAATGAAGACGGGGTTGATAATTATATAGCAAGTGGTTTTTATGGTCAGTATATTGATATTGAGGGAGTTTATAGATCTGAGCATGATTTAATCAAAAGATACAGAGAAATGGCATTGCACCCAGAGTGTGACAATGCCATTGAAGATGTCGTTAATGAAGCTATCGTTAGTGATTTGTACGATTCTCCTGTAGAAATAGAATTATCAAACGTTGATGCCAGTGATAAAATTAAAAAAATTATTAGAGAAGAATTCACTTATATCAAAGAAATGCTCGACTTTGATAAAAAGTGTCATGAAATTTTTAGGAATTGGTATATTGACGGAAGACTTTATTACTTAAAGGTTATCGATGTAAAAAAACCAGAAGAAGGGATCAAAGAACTTAGATACATTGATCCCATGAAAATGAGATATATTAGACAGGAAAAAAGAACGTCTAAAAAAGACGAATTTAATTATTCAAAAGCTACGGAAACTCAAAAGTCATTTTACCCAGATTTTGAGGAGTATTTCACATATACACCATCTCCAGTATATCCAACAGGAATGATTTCTGGAGCTGGTAATCAGAAGTCGGTTAAAATTGCAAAAGATTCTATTACCTATGTTAACTCGGGATTGGTAGATAGGAATAAGGGATCTGTTTTATCATACTTACATAAGGCAATCAAGGCACTCAATCAACTTAGAATGATTGAGGATTCTCTTGTAATTTACAGACTATCAAGAGCTCCAGAACGTAGAATTTTTTATATTGATGTAGGCAATCTCCCAAAGGTAAAAGCAGAGCAATATCTTAAGGAAGTAATGAGCCGTTATCGTAACAAACTTGTTTACGATGCTGGAACTGGAGAGATTCGTGATGATAGAAAGTTTATGTCTATGATGGAAGATTTTTGGCTTCCAAGAAGAGAGGGTGGTAGAGGAACTGAAATTACAACTCTTCCTGGCGGTCAAAATCTTGGTGAACTATCAGATATCGAATATTTCCAGAAAAAACTTTATAGAGCACTCAATGTTCCAGAGTCTAGAATTACTGGAGATACTGGATTTAATCTAGGAAGATCCTCAGAGATTTTAAGAGATGAACTTAAATTTTCAAAGTTTGTTGGTCGTCTTAGAAAAAGATTTGCTGGAATTTTTAATGATATTTTAAAGACTCAATTAATTCTTAAAAATATTGTAACTCCAGAAGATTGGGAAAGAATGAAGGATCATATTCAATATGATTTCTTATATGATAACCAGTTTGCTGAGTTAAAAGAGACTGAATTAATTAACGGTCGTCTAGGTACACTGGCAACTATTGAACCATATATCGGAAAATATTATTCGGTTCAATATGTTCGCACAAAAATTCTTCGTCAAACTGATGGAGAAATGGTCGAAATTGATCAACAAATTGAAGAAGAAATTAAAACTGGAATTCTTCCTGATCCGTCAACAATAGATCCAATTACTGGTCAACCATTACCGCAACCTGGTATGGAGCAAGCTCCGGCAGAGGGATCTGGTATGGCTGGAATGGGACAAGACGTAATGGGTATGGGAGAAGTTCCTGCCGAACCAAACTTAGATACACAAGGTGCAGTAACTGACGCTCAACTTCAAAAAGACGCCAAGAAAGCTGAAATATAAATATAGTTATAGTTATACTTAATATCTTATTTTTATGGAAGACGTTATCGATTTGATTGCTACAGATGCATCTGCTTCTGATATAAGTGATAAAATTAAATCAATTTTATATGCAAAAGCCGCAGAAAGAATCGAAGTAGAAAAGCCTTATGTTGCTGATTTGATGTTCAATGGAGAAACTGATTCTGAAACCCAGGAAGAGGAAGAATGACAACTAAAATTTTAGCAGATGAAATTAGATTGCCAACATCAACTGGTGCTGCCACAAGTTTTAGTTCGGCAACTGTTGTTCGTTTAGTAAACACAGATACTGCAGTTCATGTAGTTTCTATTGTTGAAACTCAAGGTGGAAGTGGTATTGGATCAATAACAATGCCTGGAGGATCAGTTGAGCAAATTGTAAAAACAGCAAGTCACTGTGTTTTTGCCGATAGTGCTCTAGTTAGAGGAACAAAAGTAGGTTTTACAAACTAAGAAAATGAAACTTATCACAGAAGAAGTCCAAAAGGTAAAATTTATTACCGAAGGAAAAGGACCAGAACAAAAGCATTATATTACTGGAGTTTTTCTCCAAAGTGAGTGCGTGAATCGTAACGGTAGAATGTATCCTCTTTCTATTATGGAAAAAGAGGTAAACCGCTACAATGAAAACTTCATTCTAAAAGGTCGTGCTCTTGGAGAACTCGGTCATCCTGATGGACCAACCATCAATTTAGATAGAGTTTCTCATAAGATTTGCGAACTTACTCGTGATGGAAATAACTTTACAGGTAAAGCACAACTTTTGGAAACTCCTATGGGTAAAATTGCATCTTCTTTAATTAAAGAGGGTGTAACTCTTGGTGTTTCTTCTCGTGGTGTAGGTTCACTCAGAATGACCAATGAAGGTCATAAAGTTGTTGGCGATGATTTTATGTTAGCAACTGCTGCTGATATCGTTGCCGATCCTTCTGCACCTGATGCTTTTGTTCAGGGAATTATGGAAGGAAAAGAGTGGGTTTGGGAAGGAGGAATTCTTCGTGAAGAACTTGCTCAAAAAACTATGAAGAGAATCAATACTCTAGTAGATCAAAGAGTTCTGGAAGAGCATAAGTTGAATTTATTCAACGAATTTCTTTCAAATCTTTAATTTATAAATAAATATAGATTATAACAATCAATTCAAACAAATGTCCGTTGGTAGCAATTTACAAGAAATGGAAAACGTAGTAACCAAAGGAGCTGCACCTGCTGAACCAATGCATAGCGGCGGCGCACCTTATGAGGATCTTGGCGGTCCTACTCCCGATAACTATCG